CAAGTCGGCCAACAGGAACGTTTAGCGAGCGGTAAAGTTTCTTTTGGAAGAAAACAACATCATCAATTTGACTGAGGTTTTCCCCGCCAGGAAGGGTTGTAATCTCTGTGCCGCGACCGCCTTCTCGCCGAGGAAGCCAAAAGTCTTCCAGCATACTCATGGCTTTGCGGTCATCTTTAACTTCTCCGCTTGTTGCATCATAAACAAGTTTATTTCGATACCTGCTCATGATACCTTGAACGTATTGTTCGGCCTTTCCTTTTGGAAGGTTACCAATATCAATATAAAAGATTCGTCGCTCGGGAGCTCGAGAGATACGGTAGATAACCAACGCATCTTCCATGATACGAAGTTGGTTAACAAGTTTCACACTCTTATGAAGATATGAAACAGCAAATTTTCCATTATCATCAAGGTTCCCACTTGGAACATAAACGATACTTGTAGGATCAATCTTAATCGCGGTAGTGTGTGATCCTAAATCGTCGCTATATAGAAAGTATTCTCTTGCGACGTAATGTGTTTTAATCCCAGTGTCAGGATTGGTTTTAGTTTTAACCTCTTTGATCTTTTTAATCTTTAGAGGGTCAATCAACCTTACTTCTTGAATACCCTTTTTAATGTTATCAGGATCAATAAGAAGGTGATAATAAAGTTTGCCATCAATGTACCACCGGCGAAAAATATCGTGGCCATTAAAATTAAATGAAAGGAGTTTGCAGATGTTTTGAAACTCCTGTCGAATCGAATCCTTAACATTGTCTGGAATGTCAAGTGCGTCGGTATTAAGGTTAACGGGTGTACCTGCGTTATCCGCAACAATAGCTCCGTTAATAATATCGGAAATAGCATTATCGCATTCAGGCTGAATTGCCGCGGCTCGATATTTAAGAATGGCATCTCGCTCGTTCCCGACGCTTGCATCATCAAGATCTAGGGTTTGGCCATAATAACCACTTGTACTATTTCCTGAAATGACTTGACTGCCGTCGGTTTCAACCGGAGGCGCGAAAGACGATACTTTTTCTTTTTCCGGTGTATCGTCGATTTCTTTAATTTTGCGAGAAATGTCAAGTCCAAAGATTTTCATATAATCTATATATAAAAGAAATTTTTCGGGGGGATGGAACCCCCGAAAAATTCTTTAATTGAGTTACACTGTCTAATGTCTTAGGTAGTAATACCAGCAGCAGTCCAATACTGATACTGGAAGTCAACCGTAAACTCTTCTACGGCATCGTTTTGATCGGCACCCAAGGCGATCGCGCTTACGTTGGTTGGAAATGCATCAATAAAGTTGTATGTTTTAATACCTCTGTCATCTCCGTCTCGGTCAAGTTGAACTAGTTCCATATTTCTCATATAGCCCAAGTCACCGAAGCTGGTAACGTTGGCTTCATGATTATTAATACGATTCATCCAGCTTTCAAACGCATCCCGTAGATCGAAATCAACGTCGTTAATTACAGTAATTTGCCATGGTTCCGCAAAGGTCATATCACCAGCAATTGTAAGGTTTCTTCCTCGAAATGGAACCTCGATCTGCCCAAGTGCACTTGTCGGAATACCGCTTGTTGCCTTAATTAAAAACCTCGCGCGCTCGGTAAGTCCCGCATTAAAATCGGGAAACTGGACCCTACACTCAAAGAGGTTGGGTCTCGCACCACCGCGAAAGTTTGATTTGAATTTTGAAATACCCGTGTTTGTAGTAGCCATAATTTTATCCTAACTATTTGTTATATTTATATCATTACTGCTTATCTTCCGATCAATTCTTCAAAAGAAGCGCCGGTTCTAGTAGCAATGAAGTTCAGGGTTACAAAGTTAATCGAACGAGTAGGCTTAATATAAATATCGGCCACGAAACGATTTCCGTCAATTACTTCTGCGGTATTGTTGGTGTCGTCACAAACAACGCGGAAGTCTGTAATACCTCTCCGGCCTTGAACATCCCGAAGGAACGGCTCAATAGCATTACGGAAAGTAGAGCGAGTGAATGCATCGTTAAGCTCAAACAGTTGGAACTTACTTGCAGTAGCAATCGCTTTCTCGATAGTAATAAAGAGGCGGCGAACGTTAATGCGGTCGAATGCACTTGGCTTGGTTAAAGCGGTCTTATCACCAAAAAGAACCGTGCCTTGCCCCGGAAGGGTAACAACAGGGTTGATTCGCTTTTGGTAAAGCTCATCACGATCAGCTTTCTTAGGGTTATACGCAAGTCGTGTAATACCTCGGAGTTGTCCACGATTAAGACCAGCAGGAGAGAACCAAGGATCGGCAAGATCATCGGTTGCTGCACAAAGACCTGCAACGTGGCCATGAAGTTGGATAAACGCAAAGGAATCCCGATACTTGTTATATACATAAGCTGGACCACTATCAAACACAATATAGCTGCTAGAACTAATAGCGTCGAAGTGTGTCGTGATTGCGCTTTTCTTAGCAGAATCAGACGTTAGATCTTTAACTGCAAGAGGAGCGGAGATGAATCCAACAAGATCTCTACGCGCATCGGCGATTGTCTTGATCTTGGTATCAGTAGTACCACTGCTGTCTTCAAAGGCAAAGAGCAAATTGACATCCACTGTTTCGGAATCTTCAAACAATTCAAGTGCTGTAACAACAGAAGCGTTCGTAAAGCTAGTTGCGTCTGCACCGCCTGCAAGGTCTACATAAATGCCGACTTCAGGACTACTTACGGAAACACCATCAAGCCAACTAATTGCTGTGTCGGAGGAGGTGGAGTCAGCCGTAAGTAATGGATCAGTACTTGTATCCTTAACACCAAAGATAAGTGAAGAATTTGTATTAACAAAATCTACCCAGTAGTTTGATTCGCCGAATTGGTTTTTAGCGTTGCGTCCAACGGAAAGACCTTCATGAACTTCAAGGATTTCTCCTTTTACACCCGTGAATTGTCCTCCATTATCGACAATCACAACCGAGACTTCATCATTAACTGTTGTAGAACCTGTAAGATCCTCGGTCCATTCGCTCGTTGCAGGTTTAAACTGCAGCGCGCCTTTAATGCTTGTTGGTTGTGAGTCGTAATTATCAGAGTCAACGATGTGAACCCTAAGCGAGTTACCAAGAACACCGGCATAGCGAGCAACAACGTGCGCGTCAACCGCGTTAAGGGCAGCTTGTTTGGTTTCAAGTTCCGATACAGTACTAATCGTAAATTCTACTCCCAGAGCAGGAGAATCCTGAGGAGAATCGTTCCCTTGGCTAGAATATGAGTTAAGTGCTGTAGATGCGTTTGCCCGGACAACTTTCAGGTTGTTGCTGTACTTCAAAAATGAAGCAGCTTCCAAAAAGCTCCGTTCGAGTGTGGCGTCTTCTGTTGAGGGTGCTCCAAATATTCTTGCGAGTTCCTTCTCCGAACTGACGGTTACGATTTCTCCAATCGGTCCCCATCTGAAGTGACCAGCGTATCCACCAATAGAGGTAGACTGTGCCGGAATGATGTCTGTGAGGTCTATTTCTTTAACCTCGACACCTGGTGATACTAAAAATCCCATGTGTTATCCTTTCAGTGTAATTAATTAATAAGTGTTAAAACATTATAAGGTTATATCCAATACAATCTATTTATTATTTTTGGTGTTTCAAAGTGACCTCCAGTGTTCTATGTCCTTAAGCATCTCTTCATATTTTTCAAATGATGCCGGGGTTTCACTACCCGTGTCCATAAAACCAAACGGAGGAAGGTCTTCTTCCATCTCTAGCAGTTTTTCCTGATAAAGAAGATCCCTAAGTTGTATGTTACTCATGCTTTCGAATATATCAGTACTAACGAACCAAGCAAAAAGAACAAAGTTCATTACCGAGTCATCGTGTGTACCATCCTTACCAGCATAACTTTCACCTTTAGGCTCAAACGAGCTCAGCTCTGAAATAGTTTCAGGATCTACTATATGAAGTTTTGAATCTTCGATAAGATCCTTTAAATTAGAGCAACCAATCCTTTTAACCTTACGGGACATTGTAACACCAATGCCATTGCTTTTAACTGTGCTTGTAGTAAAAGTATTTTCATACTCATGATCGTAGTAAACCGCATTACAAACAACCATACCAGCATCATTATTTTCAATAATCACCAGCGCTTCATTGTAAATCTTCGCAGCTCGTACAATTATATTAGGAAAGAGCAGCGGTGAAATAGTGTTATTCCTATAAGTACAAACCTGCTTAAATGGATTTTGCGAAATGTCAATTACAGAGAATGTACTATAGTCCTGACCTCGACCCTTTGAAACGTCCGCGCAAAGAATGTATTCATGCCCTTCAATAGGTTCCTCGTAATAGTTAATCTCATGCTGAATCTTCAGCGGGGTTTGGGCTTGCATTCCCAAAAGAACATCAGAGTCGATTAGCGTTTGAGAACTACCTATGAATGATACTTCAAACTCTTGTTTAAACTGAAGCTCACTTGTATTGGCAATAGTTTCTTCCTTCCACTTTTCATCTCGGCCTGGAACATCCTGCCACTTAATCTTAAATGGCTTAAACTCATTTGCACCTTGGATCGCACCTTCCCAAAGCTTATAGAACATATTACCTATCCCATTTGGTGTACTGGTAATAATAACCTTTGTATCTTTACCACTTGAAATAACAGGATAAGTTGAAGTGTAAAATTCGTTGGCACGATTAACAAAGGCGAACTCGTCCAAGAAAATGCAGTTCATTGAAAGACCACGAATAGAATCTCCACTTGTTGCAGAGGCAATAATCTCGGAGTTGTTACTAAACTTGATGCTACCTTTGTTAAGAACCTTACATCCTGGCTGTAGAAAGAATGGAAGGTTCTCAAGCATTAAGGTAAGTCGGCCGAGCATCTCCCTTGCAGTCGCACCTTTGTTTGCTAGAATACCAACCTTTTTATCGGCATTGAATATGACATAGTGAAGAAGCCACGCCACGCTCGTAATCGACTTCCCGCTTTGCCGACAAGCAAGAACAATAGAGAAGCGGTTGTCATTGAAGTGAGAAACCATCTTCCTTTGATAGCCCCGTAGGATAAATGGAGTTAAACCACTATCAAGACTAATGACCTTTACATAATTCTCACAGAAATAAGCTACATCCTTTTGACACCGGATGTATTCGTTAATCTCATGCTTGCTGAATTGTTCTTGAACTCCGTCAGCTTTTACATGAGGATTTCCGTTATATGACAGCGGATTGGACATTAATTTTTTTTCTTTTTCCTTTACAAGCCTTTCCGATTTTGGTATAATTAATTCCCGAAGGGATCAAAGGATTAACCGTCAATAGTCCCACTGTCCGATCCTTTAAGGAACTTCTGGAGTTCAGTTGTGGTTCCAACAAAGATGGCATTATTAGTCGTGGAAGTACCTTCATTACCACGAGAGTCATCAGATTTAACAAGAGTCTTCCGTTGTTTCTGAAGATCCAAAAGTTGTTGATTCATTTCAGCTGCCTGCTTTATAAGCGTTCCAAGAACCTCAAACGCTCGGGGATGTTCGGCATCGGCGGCAAGACACGACATGGAATCAATTGCAATCTCTGACGTTTCGATAAGTTTCTTGATCCGCTCTCTCGCATAACGATAATCCTCTTCGGTCTCGTCTACAAGTTGAGCATCACTTGGACCAATCAAGGAATCAACCACGGCCAGTTCCTCAGAAGTCTTTTTTACCTCGTCCAGATTCTTCTGTAACGCGGCGACCATATCGTCCTTTTTGCTCATAAAGTTATTTATACCCCTGTTTATGGGGAATCATCCCATACGTTTTCTGGGTCAGGCGGTTCACCAATTTCTATTACAACTGTATGCGAATCTTTTGTATCAGATCGTGATCCAGTTCTCACTCGCACTCCCGCATCGGTATACTTGCCACGGCTATCTAGGTCGTAAAAGGAAGTATCAACAGACTTGATAATACTTGAGGTACCTGGGTTACTTATAAATTTTGTTCGTGCACTAAAGGTTAGTGTGTATACTATTAATCGCCGAGAAGATTCGAAATCGCCTTCGTACCCGTCTTCGCTGCTAACACCCGTTAAAACAATAGGAACATCGGTTACGCTCTCTGGTCCCTCAAGACCTTTAACGCTTAAGGTATAAAGCGGATTAAAATTAACAAGTATTTGTTCTAAAATCTGCAGAGCTTCATCTTGCCCTCTTGACATAATATTCAGCGAAAAGTCAAGGGTATACGGAGCGCTTTGACGAACCTTAACTCGATTTCCTTCGCTATCGGTCTGAATTGTGCTATTCATCCGATTTAATTTGGTAGATTGATCATAGACCAAACCAGTCATTTCAAAACTCATACGAGGTAACTCCAATGCCACACTATTTTCTATTCCAGCCTTAATTCTTGCAAGAAACTTTTCCTTTGGCGCATAAGAAAGAGGGACACGTTTAACGCCAACCATCTTACCAGCTGTAACCTGCGCTACCTCAATGTCATTAAAAAGAGTACCAAAGACCGACACCATTTTCTTCACCGTGCCGTTATAAAAATATGAATGGCCAAGCATGTTATGAATCTGGTTTAGTTCCAATCACTGTACTGTTCTCAGTGACTCTTACGCCTGCATCTACGTATACTCCGTTTGTATCAAAGTCGTAAAAGAAAGTATCTACCGTTTCAATAAGACCAACCGTTGAAGGGTAAAAGGAAAATTTCGTTATGAGATTAAATGAAAGTGTATACACAATCAGGCGACGGGAAGATTCAAAGTCGCCTTCGTACCCATCTTCAAATGTTACCCCTTCAAGAGCGATGGGTATATCCGTTTTACTCTCAGGTCCTTCAAGACCTTTAACTGTAACCGTATAGTTAGGATTAAAGTGAGGAAGTATTTGTTCTAAAATCTGCAGCGCTTCGTCCTGCCCTCTTGACATAATGTTTAACTCAAACGAAAGTTGATAAGGAGCGCATTGCCATACCTTAACTTTGTCGCCATCAGAATTTGTTTGAACGGTGCGATTCAAACGATTGAGTTTGGTCGTCTCATCGTAAGAAATGTCGACCATTTCAAAGCTCATCCGCGGGAGCTTTAAAGCAATATCATTTTCAACATCAGCTTCAATTCTTGCAAGGAACTTTTCCTTTGGCGCATAAGCAAGAGAAACTCGCTTTACACCAACCATTTTCCCTGCAGAGATGTTGGCTACCTCAATGTCATTAAAAAGAGTACCAAAGACTGCCACAATCTTTTTCAGGGTTTCATTATAAAAGTATGATTGACCGAGCATGCTTAGAAGTTAAAAGGTTCCCCGAATGGATTCTCTTCAGTGAAGTCAAGAAAATCATTGGCATTAACTGTTTGACTAAACGCTGAGTTCTGTGCGGCTGGATCACTTGGGAAAAGCTCGTCGTCATCAGCGGTACCATCATCTATTGTATTAAATCTGCTGACCGTAACAGATGCTCCACTCGTAGCACCAACCATGATTGTATTAACGGTGATGGCGTGATACTTACCGTCGTTAAACGTTGGCAGGCCAATATGTATTCTTTCCAGCGCGGGAGAGTCGGTAGTCGTTTCATACTTAAAGAACTCGCACGAACCTGTCACCCCACTTGGAAGCGTAAAGTTTAAGGTTTCATTAGCTTCCAACTCTTGAACTGGTGAATCATTATTGGTATATTCAACAACCATGTGATTACCGTTGTCTGCTTGAATCACATCAATCTCTCCAATGCCTGTATCAATTTCTTGACTTTCGTACTCAAACAACTCACAGGAAAGTCGAAAGATTGGAATATCTTGAAGCTGACGAAATGGTTTATTAACTTCAACAAATTTAATTTCAAACAAGCCTTTTGTCAAGGGGAAATAGATAAGGTCGCCTTCTAGCGGTCTAACGCTATTTTCTGAATATCCATACTGACCTATAAGTTGGTTCCAGCGAAGGTTGGCTATTACTAAGTTTACACTGTCACGAATTTCTAGACCAAACTTGGAAAGCAGTTGCCCGTCACCTTCAAATCCGTCAACACTCTCAACATACATTTCGATCTTATAAGCTTTTTCAAATACGCTTATAAGATCTTCGTTAAGGATCAAATCCTTCTTAACAATTTTCCGAGGGATATAATATGCATCCGTACCATATATTTGAATGGCCTCAATTATTAACGAC